TGATGTTGCGGCGCTGAAGGAATTGCTGTTTGGGTCGGCAACGATTGCGCAAACCGACGCCGATGGCAACAGCGTCATGGATGACGACGGCAATCTCGTAATGATCGCCAATCCTGCTCTTGCTACCGCGTGGCCTGAGGCAATCTGATGGCGGTCAAATCCAAGACTGCACTGGGGCGGATCGACCACCGCCCCGGAAAACCGAAGAAAACCCGTCAAGGTGCGGGTCAGCACTCAAAACCCAGCCACGGTAGGAAGAAGTATCGCGGTCAGGGCAGGTAAATGGATCGGCATACCCGCGACAACTGGCGCAAGATCAAAGTTGCGTTAGAGGCTGCGGGTAAAACCGATTCTCTTTACTACAAGCGAGCCGTTGTGATCTGTAAAGGCGGAAAAGACCCGGTAGATCATGAAGATGTGCGCTTGATTGGCAATGGCGATGCATGAGTTCAGCGACGGTGAGATGCGACTGATCTACACCGCTGTTTTGGCTTATCAAGAGCAGGGCAAGGCAAACCCGTCAATCAAGCAACATCAGGCGACGCTGCATCGGATTTTGCAACGCCTGAAGCCCTTGGCTTATTACAGAAGCTACCTGCAAGAGGTATAGTATTTGGATCCTGCTTGCAGGGTGGATGGCAAGACCCCAGCCGACGCCAACTCGGTTGGGGTTTTGTTTTGATAGACAGTTTTGCAACTGGGCTGATATTTAACAGGGTAAGATTTGGCGACGGTTATTTAATCCCATGATCAAAGCCGCATCTGCCGCAATTGCTTCTCTGGCTTTGGCCGCTCCTGCATTTGCTGGCCCCTACGCCAACATCGAAAATAACGCTGGCTGGGCTGGCAGCACCTTCGGTGGTTCTTCCACTGACCTGCACATCGGCTACGAAGGCGCCGGCGAATCTGCCAGCTGGTACATCCAAGGCGGCCCCACCCTTGTTGCTCCCAACGGCGGCACCTCTGAGGTGGAGCTGGGCGGCAAAGTCGGTGGCAGTGTGAAAGCTGCAGACAAGCTGGCTGTCTACGGTGAGTTTTCGTTTCTTACCGGCAACGCTGCTAACGGCTACGGCACCAAAGTCGGCGCTAAGTACAGCTTCTGATAAGCTGCATTCATCACACCACACCCAGGGGTCGCTTCGGCGGCCCTTTTTTGTGCAGTGGTACGAGCAAGCGCTTGTCACCCGCAATTACGCGGCTGCTTTATGGCGAACTGTTGTGCTCGGTTGCATAAAGCCAGAAAACTGGGACTACTGTTTCCCGCTTGATCGCTGGCTTGTGCCGTATCTTGACGACCTTCGCAAGTTTTATGCAATCCCCCCCTACGCTTCAGAACGTGCAATCCTTGATGATCGAGACGGTTAATCACCCCGAGCATTACACGCAAGGGGCGATTGAGTGCATCGACGCGATCGAGGCTGCCCTGGGCCCTGATGGGTTCCGGGCGTTCTGCAGAGGGTCGGCAATCAAATATCTTTGGCGCACCGATCTGAAGAACGGCCCAGAGGATCTGAGAAAAGCCCGCTGGTACATCGACCGACTGCTCGCTGATGAAGATTGACCAGTTCGAGGCCCCTGGCCTAAAGATCACCCGGACCTTCGACCCTTGGAATGGGGCTTATTGGATCGTGTGGAAACCTGATGTTTCGATGTGGTTCCAAGATCGAAAAGCCATGCTCAAGTTTGCTGCGTGGCCACCCAAGACGCCGACGGGTGATCGTTTGCGCGAGTGGCTGAAAAGCTTTGAAAGTGACGCGCCAACTAAAGGCCAGCCTGTTGCCGAACAATTAAGCGAAGAGGTGCTAAAAACTGGATTTGGGCCAGAATGTCACTTGGATGAAACCGATCCAAATTTTCAAACTAGGACTGTGATCTGATGCAGAAAATTTTCAACCTGCTGGGTTTGGTTGGCTTCCTGCTGTCGGGCTCGATGACTGCGGCCCTGGTGATCTCGTTCATGCAGATGGACTCGATCCAAAAGAAAGCTGTTCAGCGGATCACCGGCGAGATTACAAGCGCCGTTGAGAAGGAACTCACCGGCAAGCTCGACGGCAAGTTTGACGACATGATGCAATCCTTGCCAACGACAACCGGCCCCGCTGTTCCGTTTTTGAAAAAATGAAGAAAGAAGGCCTTTGGTACGACGCGAAGAGTGGCCTTTATGGATATGACGTTGATTACCTGCCGGAGATTGTCTGTGAGTTGTTGGAAGGATGCCTGAAATCAGGCCAGTCACCATCAAACCTGTATCACTTCCAGAGATCCGACGCATACCGCCGTCTGGAGCGTTGCCGGAGGCGCCCGCTGTCACCCTCGAATTAGGGATGCCAGTGGTAGAGATGCCACTGGTTGAAGTGCCATCGTTCAAACCGATGGACTACGCGCCCCATGAATTTACCGTTATCCCGCCGCCCAGACCAGTCGTCCCAAGCGACAGTGAAGAGGAAGGCTCCGAGCCATCTATTGACTTGCCAGCAATCCAAGGATTACCTGGAACAGGTGCGACGCGAATTAAGGCAACAGAAGAGAAGCCAACCGAAGAGCCATTTATCAAGCAAGCCATTGACGGACTGCCCCCTGTTGGGGCAGTTGTCACCACGACAACGATTGCTTTATTGGCAGCGACTGCGGCATTGGTTGCGAAACCGTTTTCAGATCTGATCCTGAAGCTGATAAAACCTACGGTGAAGAAGACGGTGAAAAAGGTTTCACAGTTAAGGGGTAAGCCTGTGAAGGTTGATTCGGTTTGGGAGCGGCGGCTGGCTCAGCGGGACCGGAATCGCGCTTTACGCGCTTTGCGTCGCGCTCTGAAACCGTAACTTTGTGAAAGTGCGGGAGCACTTGCCCTGGTTTGGGTTTGAGCACGACATCGGAGCAGACAACCGCAAACTTGCTGTCAGGATGAAAGGCGATGCCTTTTTGGGCAAGCTCACCGCAATGGCGCAGGCGGGATAGCTCAAAATCAAGCCGCTTGTTTGCAAGGATTTGACGTTGCAAGGCGTTGTGCGTGTCAGCGCTGGCTTTGCAACGTTCCTGCAATCCGCCGTCTAGCGGAATGGAGATAGTGGCGCTGATGCCAAAATTGACGCTGTGATTGTCCTTTTGCCGACTCGGGATCTCCTGATAGAACAGGATATTGCCAGGGTTGTCAGGCACTCCGTTTTCATCATTGTCAGTGGGGTCGTAGTAGGGGGTTCTTACTGTCGTGCTGTAAGGAAGGGCGTATGACTTACTGGTTGTCGCAAACGGCGACAGGTTTAGCGTTGGACCTTGGCAGGAGATGCTGGGTCCGTAGGCATTGGTCGGATATGGACCAGTCAGCATTTGGATCGCCTGGTTAGTAACTGATCCAGTGCTATTGGCAACAGGGTTTGCGGTCGCATTTGCCTGAGCCTTGACGGGCAAAGGCAACAGAAAAATCAAGGTCCAAAAACCGAGGTGGTATCGGTGACCGATTCGATCACAGTGGTTCTTTCGATCTCGGTGACGTTTTGGAGCCCAGGACCGCTGTAGCTTTCGACGAACTGAAATGACGCCCCCGGTGTAGTCATTGACCATGCTGGCTTGTTTTCTAGCGCGAGTCCAGTCCATGACGATGAAACGCCATTGACCATTTGGGATTGCACCTCACCAGCGCTAGGCAGGACAGAGCTGCCTGAGTGCTGCATGTTGGTGCCACTGGCTGAATAGGTGTAGCCAGTCGCATAGTCAACTGATTTAATAATTTCAGTGACCTGCGTGGTTGATTCTGTACGGCTTGTCATTGTGCCTGTACGGAAGTTAGGTACGACAGGCACTGCCGCTGCAGGTGTGGCAAGCAGCAGAAGGACTGGCAACCAGCGCATTAGTCAATCCGGATCTCGGTAACCATCTGCCCTGTAGCAGAAGTGCCAGCGCCGCCTGCCGTAACAGTCAAACCATGCGCCGAATCAATCGTGCCCGCAAGCGAACCAGCGACGCCACCTGAGGTGGTTGTGGTATTACCAAACAGCGGCAAGGAACCAGCGACACCGGATGTCACGGTTGTCGAGGTTGTTGAGGTTGAATCGCCTTCAAGGTATGACTGAGAGAAGGAGAAAGCGGACCCGCTGCTGGCTTGAGTTGCAGTGATGGTGGAGACAGCAGGGACACCGTTAGTAACAGTCCCAAGACCGCCGATAGCGCCAGAAGTTGTTCCATCAGTAGTGGCAACTCCTGAACCGGAGACGGAGTAAGTGGTTCCGATTCGGGTGGCTGCACTTGCGGCTGCATCGACGGTGAGCTGAACGCTGGATTGGATTTTATGCGTGATCTCAGCGTGTGCTGGGGCCGCTGAAATCACGATCGCAAGGGCTAGAAGTCGCTTCATTTCTTAGGCGTGCTCGTAGTGTTTGCTTCCTCAACTCTAGGGCCGTCTTTCTTGTTGCTGTTTTTGCCAACGCTGACGCCCATCGATCCCAAAATGCCGGTCAACAGCGAAGCTGGGAACGTAGGGTCCATCGCTTTGACGTGGCCCAAGTAGTTAAGACTTAAACAAGCCAAAGCCCAAGCCAAAATCACAATCCGAACAAAGTCAGCCAGCCAGCTGTGATCTTGTTCCTCGCGCTCGTTTGCCATGATGGTTAGAGGTCTTCAGGACGTGGTAGAGCTTGGGGCGGCTGTGATTGGGGCCACCGTTTCGGGATTGCTTTTTAGCCTTAGCGGCCACAACAAAAGAACCGCACAGGACCGCGATTGCCTAGTGCGGCTCAGTGCCAGCGTAGACAATATGGCCAGCCAGCTTGAAGAGCTGCACCGAGATCTCAGGACTGAGCGCGTCGAAATTTTCAGCCGTCTCAATGCTGCAGAGCAGGCAATCGCTCGACTTGAAGGGGCCAGAAAAGCTGCCTAGACTTTCTGCAACTGCTTCGCGGTCATGATTGCCCTTGTTCGTCCTATCCTCTTCGCTTTCCTGCAGTCGCACTCGGTCAAAAAATTGGTGCTAGATCTGTGCCGGGCGTTGGCTGAGAAGACCGACAATAAGATCGACGACCAACTGTGCAACATGCTTGAACGGGCCATGTTCCCCAAGCAGAATTGAGCCATGTTCGACTGGCTCATTTCAACAGTGATTCAGCTCGAGAAATTTTTCAATTACTACGACCCCGACCGGCCGCATCAGCGGGCAGCGATCCAAAAGCTGCAAGAAGACATGCCGAGCGAGCTACTAAGCCACGACGCTGAGTGGTTTGAGATCTGGAAAGCTGGCGGCAAGATAACGCCGTTCAAGATCCCATATTTCAACCAGATGGCCCTGCCAAATGGTCATCGGAAGTGCTTTACCGCTGCCATGGCGATGATCGCGGCTCATTATGGCGTGGTACAAACCCAAGAGGAATACAACAAAATCCGCGCCAAGTACGGCGACACCACCGAGGTCAGCGCCCAGCTTCGAGCCCTTGAAGAGCTAGGCCTGCGGCCTCAGTTCGTGACTGATGCCACGGAGGATGAGATCGAGGCAGAAGTTGACGCGGGCCGCATTGTGGCCGTCGGCTGGTTGACCCAAGGCCCACTCGATGCCCCCAGTGGTATTGGCCATTGGTCTGTCGTGCTTGGTTACTCCCAGAAAGGTTTTTGGATGCATGACCCGCGGGGTCGGTACGACCTGCAGCGCGGCCGCCTGGTAGACCCGAAGGGTGGCGAGGGTGTGTTCTACAACCGCAGGGAATTTCTGCAGCGCTTTAGCCCGGAAGGGCCGAGCCATGGCTGGGCCATCCTTGTGGACCCCCTACCGCCTGTGATGCCCTTCTGAGGGCTTTTGCGCGAGCTGCTGGACGTACATCTCGCAGGCTTGGCGATAGTGCCACTCGGCTTGCCAGTCTTGCCGATGCTCTTTGATCATCCCGGCGTAAGTAACGCGCCAGATTTTTGAGCCGTCAGCCTTAGTTATTTGTTCAATTTGTGGCGGACGCATACAGCTATCCTTAAAACTCTCCCATTCGCTCATGGCTTGGGGCTCATGGATGGTTGTCAATTTAACGATTGAAGAAGAACTTCAAATCGAGGCGTTGGCACGAACTGCAATAAATCACCCAGAGCATGACAAAGTGGCCGATTTGTGCGCCTCTTTGGTCAAACAAAACGCATATCAGAAGAAAATCCTGCAGCAAGCGGTCAGGTACATCGCCGAGCTTGAGATCAAAAACGCCTTGGCCGAAGACGTGGCAGACACGCCTTGGCGGCGTTTCTTAAACGGGAACCCTATAGCCGCTGTATTTGGAAAGCTCAAGTTTTAGTTTGTTTACGCCTTTCACTTCGAGCTGACGGATCGACTCACGGCTCACCCCTTGCTCACGGCCCAGCTCCACACGGGTCTTGGGTGCCTTGCCATCTAGCCCAAAGCAGGCAGACACAACACTTCTCTCGCGTTCTGTCAGGCGAAAAAAGGCCAGCTGCAGCTGCTCGTAGACCTCCTCCTTGGTCACCTCAAGCATCAGGAGGTTGGCCTCCGACTCGTCGGCGATCAGATCAATCAGCGGGCTCCCGTCTTCTTTGCACAGGCTGTCGAGGCTGCGGTGGGTGTTGGTGCGGGCCACGAGGTTGGCGTAATCCTGCGGGGTCATTTCGACATGCTCCGCAAGCTCTCGGATCGAGGGCTCGTAGCCGCTCTCCTGCAGACAATCACGCTTGTAGTTGCTGGCCTTCTGCAGCTTTTCGAGCATGTGCTGCGGGACGCGCACCACGCGATCCTTGGTGTAGATGGCCCTGGTGATGCCCTGGCGGATCCACCAGTAGGAATACGTCGAGAATTTGTAGCCCTTGGTCGGGTCGAACAGGTCAACCGCACGATCGAGGCCTAGCGTTCCCTCCTGGATCAGATCCTCGAAGGCCAAGCCACCATTGCGCAGAAGCTTGGTGTATTTCTTGGCCACATTCACAACAAGGCGCAGGTTGTGAACGATCATGCGCTCCTTTGCCTTTTTGCCGAGGCGCACTTCGCGGCGCTCTCGCGGCGTCAAAGGTTTTTCTTTCTTTTCTAGTTCTAGGCCGCGCTGAACTTGCCTGGCCAGCGTGATTTCTTCGTCGGCAGTCAGGAGACGGTGCCTGCCGATTTCATTCAGATAGGAGCTGATCGAATCGGAGGCCATGAGGATAAAAAAGACGGGGCCACCGTAGCAATAACGGCGCCCCGCGTCACTGGTTGTTTCGGTAAGTTAGAAATCCAAAGAGGCAGGCGAGGCGCTGGCCTTGGCTTCCATCTGAGGAGTGACCCTGCCGCTGAGGTAAGAACGGCCGGTCTTCTCGCTGGTGGTGTCCCACCCTGCTACGCGCAGCTTGACCACATCGTCGCCGGCGTAGTTCTGCTCAGGCTTCTGGTTGCGGAGCCAGTTCACAAAGGCAGGGAGCTGGGAGCGCTGAATCTCAAGGGTGCCGGTTTGATCCGGGGCCTTTTCGTTGCTCTTTTCGCTTTGCTTGAAGAGAGAAAAACGGAAGGAAAACTCGTCAGCCATGGTTAAGGATGAGGCAGTGGAACAGTTGGGCGGATGACATGCCGAGGCGTTTCTTTAGGTGCTGAAAACGTTTGTAGTCAGCGGCCGAAATCTCGAACGAGTATCGGTGGGTCACCGGGTCTCGTTTGGCGGCGGCCTCGACTGCCCTTTGATACTCAACGTCGTAGACGTTACCCGGATCTTGTGGCATCTCAAAGAGGGCTCAGGTTGTCGTTAATGAATTGAATGTGCTCTTGGCTAGTGATGCTGGCCGAGAGTTTGGTAGAGGGGTCAAGTTTGAAGTGGGCCACGAATTTCTTTTGCAGCTCTGGCAGGTCTGCGGGCTTGGCCTTGTGGCGCTCG